TGATGTGATGGTTTGCTGCCCGGAGAACTGGTGCTACAGCGAAGACACAGAAGTTCTCACACAGCGCGGATGGAAGCGATTTACGGATGTGGATATTGAGAGTGATAAGTTTGCCACGCGCAAGCCGGTAACGAAGGAATTCCAATGGCAAAAGGCGACCGGAATCAATCTACAGCCATATAGCGGGGAAATGGTACACCTTCAATCCCGGTCGATTGATTGCTTGGTAAATCCTCCGCACCGCGTCCTGCTTTCAAAGCGCAACGGGGAGGAGCGCATCGTTTTAGCGAAAGAGCTACTTGAATCTCACATCGACGGTGATCGTATCCCCATTGTTTCCAACTGGAACGAAGGGAAAGAGGTCAAGACAAGAGTGTTTTCCCAAATAACGAAGAGGGGTGGAGGGTTCGCCCTTGAAATGACCGGAGATCAGTATTGCGCTTTCATGGGAGCGTGGCTTGCTGAAGGGCATACCGCTTGCTCTGGAAGAGTGGCTGGGATCACCCAAGCATCCGACGGCAAAGGGTTTGCGGCGTACTGGGAACTCGTAAACAACATCAAAATCAAAGGAAAGGCCCCAAGCTATGATGGGAAGTCGATAATTGTCTGCAACGCTCCACTCGGCAGATATTTATCAAAGTTTGGACACGCTAGCGAGAAATATGTACCCGCTGAGATCATGAATGCAACCCCGCGCCAGATTGAGATCTTTCTTCGCTACTACGCTTTGGGAGATGGATCAAAGACAGCTCCGGTAATTTACACGTCCAGCCGGAAAATGGCGGATCAATTGCAGGAGTTGGTACAGAAAACGGGGAAATCGGCGACTATAGCCGAGGACGATAGGCGTGGCAGGAAACTAAAGTTTGAAGGAAACAGGGAAGGGAATACAAACCACGTCAGCTATATCGTGAGCATGAGCGATAGCAAAATGCGGCGTTTCTCTGTTGCCTCAGAGCAATACTCGGGCATGATCGGATGTGTCAGTGTCCCGAACGGGATACTCTACGTTCGCCGCAACGGGAAGGCTTGCTGGTCAGGAAACACGGCAGAGCAAATTGCCCTCTGGCAGGGAACTTTCGACGCGCTGATGAGCGGGAATCTGAAGCTCAAGTCCAAGATGCGTTTCATCCCTGGCGGTGGCAAACCTTTCGAGATGAAGGGCTCGGCCGGCGACTTGCTTAAGTCGGAATATGACGAGTGGATGGCCCGCATCGTTTGCCGCGCCTTCAGGACCGACCCCAAGCCCTACATCAAGGAGCCTGAGCCGCGCGCCAACTCTGAGCAGCTTCAGGAGCAGATGCGCGCTCAAGGGCTCAACGGAGAGATGCTCTGGTGGTCCAGCTTTATGGAGCGCCTGATATTTCTCGGCTGGGGATGGGATGACATTGGACATGCGTTCGATCAGAACGAGGAGGTAGCGGCGACTGACCAGGCTACCATCGACACGTCCAACACATCTCTTGGCGCCAGAACTATCAACGAACTACGGGACCGGGACGGATTGGACGCGGTAGAGGGCGGCGACGTGCCGATGGTCAAGACTGGCACCAGCTGGATGCCTCTGGCGGTCCTGGCGGCGCAGACGGCGATGCCTACCGTGGCAGCACCTGGCGCGTCTGGCGGGCCTTCAGGATCAGGAAAGAGTACCAGCAAGCCCACTCCCACGCAAAAGGAGGCCGGGACGGAATCCGACCGCCCTTTAGCAAAGCGGGGAAGTCACTGGAGCAGGTACTAGCGGCCTACCTCAAGCGCAAAGGAAAAGAGGCGGCAGCAGGACTCACTGTCGAGAAACTGGCAAAGGCCGCGAAGAAGAAGCCAGAGCATCAGGACACGATAGACGTTCTGGTGGACTGGGGTGACCTAATACCAGAGGTAACGCCCTACCTTGAGACTGATGCAGTTGCAGGTGCCACAGAGTTCCTGACCGACCGCGGCATTGCAGAAGACTCGGACATGTGGACCAAAGTCTTGGACGAGGCGCGGCAGATGGCTCGGGAGCGCGGCGCGGAGCTGGTGGGCAAGCGCATCACAGACAAGGGCGAGATCGTTGATAATCCCGATGCCCGCTACGCCATCACAGAGACGACGCGCGAGAACCTGCGAGAATTGATAAGCAAGTCGGTCGATGAAGGATGGACGACGACCGAACTTCAGCACAACATCCTCCAAAGCGAGGATTTCAGTGCGGCGCGCGCTCTGACCATCAGCAGAACCGAAAGCATGTACGCCTACAACCACGGCAAGCATGAGGCGGCTAAAGGCACAGGGCAGAAGTTCAAGCAGAGTTTCCCTGGCGAGGGGTGCTGTGAAGAGTGCCAAGAAAATGCAGATGCGGGTCTCATCCCTATCGACGAGGATTTCCCGTCTGGAGATGACTGCCCCCCATTTCATCCTGCGTGTAGGGACGGTATCGGCTATTCTGAAGCGAAGGACGATAGCGAATCAGAGGGAGAGGAATAGATGGCGGCAACAGGACGCATAAAACTCGATGAAGAGTCGGCGCTGAAGAGTATGCCGACCACCGCAGAGGCTATCCTGCGCTCTGCCCAGGCACTAAGGCCGTTACTTCCCTGTCAGGACTTCTACGGAGAGACGACCATCATATGGGAAGATGGCCGCCCGCTCCGGTTGATGTTTGGGAAGTGGTCAATCAAGATCTAGTTTGCCAGCACCGCGCGCGTTCTCCGGCACCGATCACAATCGCAAATCTCAGGGTGCGGTGTAACATCATCATTACTCCCGCAATACGATAGGCCGCGCAATGTTAGCCGGAGTGGAGCGTATGGGCAATATCCAAAAGCGTCCAGACGAGTGCCGCAATCAGGGCAATGTGTAGGTTTTTCCATCTCAAATCCTCCGATAAAACTCAACCGTTTAGTTGATAAACCGAGAATAGCACCCCTAGTGCGCATGTCAACAGAAAAGTTTAATAACTGCGTAATATTTATGTTGATAAACCCGGCGAGTGGTGGTTTAATAATCCCATCAGTACAGAAAGAGGCTCGACATGATGGAAACAGAACGGATCACCAATGAAGTGATGGATATGCACCAAATACCCACCCGTCGGCAGGTAGAGCTTGACCGCCAGTGGTCAGAAACGGGCTATGAGGAGCTGGGCATTGGATTCGATCACACCGGCCAGTACCACTATCCGCTTGCCAACGTACTCGGCGAAGGACCGAACGTCAGCGAGTTGCGGAACGAAGATGGACTCAACTTCTTCGTTGGCATCCGCAACGCATTCGCTTTTGAGGTCCTGGCAGGACTCGTAATCTGGAGCTTATGGGAGCTGCATCACCCCATCATGCTCCTGACCCACTGGCTGGTGGGCCATGCACGTTAACCTCCGCAACGCCTACCTGTGCGTCGATTGTGATGCGATTGGCGACTCTCCAGAGCAGTGCCCAGCCTGTGCGAGCCGGTTGGGCATCCTGCCGCTGATTACCATCCTTAACAGGACTCAAAAGGAGGAACATTGTACGCAACCAACAGACAAGCCGAAGCGGAGGCTATTGTCAGGATTCTGCAAGAAGACAGGAGCCGTGAAAATGGCGATGGCGACTGTTCATTGTGCGGAGGGTTCGAGGATCACGATGAGTCCTGCCCCTTCCGCCTTTCAGACGAGTTCATCGCCAAGTACGGAACCCACCCTCCAGCAGGACCAACGATCGAACCCTTTATCTATCTGAAAGCAGAAGGGGCGGCACGCCGTTGACGCTTCCTGAGTTCATGGATGAGGTTTTCGAGAAAACCCACTGGCCGATGATCGAAACTCTTCGTTTGATCGAGGCCAACTGGCCGGGAAAAGAGACGTTCACCCCAACCCAATGCAACCTGCTCGTAAGCCTGATCAGCAGGAAGAAACAGGAGATGCAATATTGAGTACCATCTACAGTGAACTGCTAGTAGCTGCCGGCACAGAGTTTATACCCCAAGCCGATGGCGAGCCTGACAGCCACTACTTGCGGCGCCTTGTACTGGCCGTGTCCAAGGCATCAGATAACGACTGGGAACGCCTGAGCAAGGAAGCACAGGACTGGTACAACGCCCAGGCAAAGCGAGTGAAGGCGCA